TTCATTATTTACCTTGGCTTCTACGAAGCGCTGTTGCGGTGGGTGCGCCTTTAGCACCTTTCTTACGCATAGGTTTTCCAGCTTTTCTTTTTTGATGTATGTTATACCACAATCCTTTTTTAGCTGTTTTTCCTTCTTTAGTTTTATGATAGCCTTTTTTCATTATCTTCTCCCATCTGGTCTAAGTTGTAATTTCATTGAGCCCAGCCTCCAATTGCTTTCGTCTATACGATCTGTAGCAAAATTTAATTTTACCGATCTTCCTCTTCCTCTTACATTAATTTTCTGCGTTGTGCTACTCACATTTGCAAAGGTGGTTTGGCTTGTTGTTGATTGAGGATAATCCTCTAATGTCATTGTAACTTTAAGTTCTTTAGATAAATTGGTAAAATCAGGAACAAATTTACTCACGGACATAAACTGGTCGCCGTCAGCTATTTCTATAGATCCTGAGGTTAAAGACGCGGAAATAGCGCTTCCATCCGCTTGATTATCGCCTACTTCGTGTTGATAAACATATGAAGCTCCCGCCGTAACTCCAATAGGAGTGTTTGATACTCCCGTACTTGTTGTGGCATTAGCAGTTAAACTGGTATTATACTCCGTAGCAATAGTGTTTTCATAAGTATAGTTAGCTAAATAAGTAGTTCTTCCAATTGTGGTAGTATACCAGGTGTTCTCTAAGTAATTATAAACAACCAATCTGTCTATCTGTGTCGCACTTGAACTTGGATAATACCACATAATTTCATTAAATTCAGGATTAACACCACATGCAATATCATTTTTATTAGTAAAACTTAAATCATCATAAACATAGTCTTCTACAGAACAAGGCATTTTTTTAACAACACCATCATACATATAAAAAGCGTCATCGCCCATCCAGTAAGCTCTTCCGTTTACATCGATAGCTGCGTGTTGAGCTATTAATCCACAGTTTGCTCCTAGTTGTCGTTGTCCAAAAGTAAAAGGAGTGCCTATAAATTGAACGCCGTGTAATGAAGTATCTGTCCATACAAGTATTTGACCTGTAGATCGTACAGCTCCCACAATACGTGAACCATCAGCAATTCTTAAAGAACCCGCTTCGTTTTCCGCTGTAGGCGCAAACACTGTCAAACTTTCTCTGTCAGCAAATCTAAAAAATAAATCATCTTGTGTAGCAGAATCTGTTACAGTTGTGCATGTCCCCCATAAAAATAAATGTCTTGTATCAGCCGATACTAAGTTAAACCGAGACGCTACCGGTACTGTTGCACCAAGGCTCACGGCCCTGACACTCATACCAGAAGATGTATCCCATTTATATGTACCACCGTCTAATACAGTAGCAACTAAATCTTCACCAAAATTATCTAAAGACCAATTTCTTCCCTGTAGAGTTATAGTTGAACTAGCACGAGGCGTACTCCAGGTACTTAATCCCCAAGTAGAAATTCCCCAACCATATCCATATGTAGATGTGGCTGGTCCTACATTAATTTGATAACTAGCTGTAACAGATCCTCCTCCCGCTGCCGTCGTACCCGTAGCGTTTGTAGGAAAAGTAATTTTATACGTATTAGCATCTACCACAGTTGTTATTTCAAATTCATTATTAAATTCCAAACCATCTACGGTATTAGTTGCACTTCCGTTGTCAAATTGAACAAAATCACCTTCATCTGCTCCGTGACTGGCATCGGTTACTGTTACAAGTGGTGAACCACTTGCCGTTGCAAAAGGATTAGTTAGAGAAGCAGTTTCACGAATAGGTGTTATATCCGATACAGAACCTTCGGAATAAATATAAAGTTTTCTATCTGTCCCTAAAGCTAAATATCGTGTGCCATTAAGACTGAGCCACGAATGAGTGTCTCTGACAACGCCAATAAGAGTTTCATTCGGATTAGGAAGATATTCCCATCCTTTCCATCTCTCTGGTTTTCCATAGTGAAAGCGAACTAATTGGGAATCAACGTAACGACGATCATCTCCCGCTGCATACGGAGAATCCTGTTTATCTACCCCAGGGCGAAATTTTAAATCAGTTAATTGCATGCCGCTATATACTAAATTATTTATTGTTTTGTGGCAAGAATTGAGTTCCTACATTGCCTTTAAAGATATAAGTTCCGTGATGGTTAAGTCCACTTACAATGTCCGCATACACCTCTCCCCCAATTTTCTGCCATAATCGACAAAAAGCATAATCTTCGGATAAATAACGTTTTGTTTTAGGTTCAATCATAGTGTCAAAAAATGCATAATTCCACTCAGAAGTGTCGTGATAATTAAAATTAGTGTCATGAGGTTGGTTTAAATGCTGATCTGATTTAAATTTTAATTTAGGATAAGCTTTAGCCATTTTTTCAAAAACCTGTCTTTTTATCAACATAAAACCCGTAGCACCGTCTAATACCTCTATAAACCCTTTTTTTACTTCAACATGATCAGGGTTTTTTACATTAATATTATATTCTAAGGATGCAGCGTGCAGTTCATTTAAATCTACTTCAGGATTATTAATCACTCTTTTTTTTACTTTTCTCCAATCAATAGATTTACGGGGATAAACTCCAGTTACCACATCTTTGTTTAACTCTAACATTCTAAAAATTGTTTTTTCACTAAATCCAATATCAGCATCTATAAAAAGTAAATGTGTGTATTTTCCAGGATCATCCATAAACAGTTGCACTAAAGTGTTACGAGCTCTAGTTATTAAAGATTCATTTCCAATTGTTCCAAATTGAAGTTCAATATTATGTTTAGGAGCTTCATTAACAAGACGTAGACAACTTTTAAAATAATCAGCGGTCAACATTCCACCATAACAAGGCGTTCCAATAAAAATTTTATTTTTCACTGTAACTTACTTCTAAGTATTCTATTTTTTTTACCCAACATTTAGGAATAGCAACAGAACCTCCTCCGTTTTGTTCAAGAGTTCCAGACTTGTCTTTTTCTTCACTAAATGATCGCATTATTACTACTTTTTTTTCATTATTTACAACTAACCATCCAACCTCCTGGCAGATAGCAAGAGGAGCATTTAAAATATCTTTTACTTCAAGCCATCCAGTTTCCATATCACGTGCATCTTCCCACGTTACACGAACCATAGGAGTATTAGTAATATCAATCATTTTTTATTTTTGTAAAATTCTTTTCGTTTTGTTGTTTCGGCATTTCCAACGTTAGGATCATCTTCTTTTTTAATTAATTCTAAATTAAACGATACGGATCGTCTCTCTTCATTTTTTGTTCTAAACGGATACACGCCGTGCGCTAACCAATGAGGAAATAAAAATATATCCCCAACTTTAGGTGAGTGCTGAAACTTATGACCACTAAAAGTTGCAGCTTGACCATTAAACCAAACTATATCTCCTACGGTAGGGTAATGATCTTCTTTTGCATACTCTTCTGGTAAACTTTTAGGCACACGTAAATAAAAAACTCCTGATAATTGTCCTTCGTGTATATGAAAAGGGTTAAAGTCTCCAGACCATTGGCTCACGGCCCACATTGATTGAATAACCATTTTACCTATAAATTCAGGACTAATGGTTTCTTTTGCAGGTGGAATAGATAAATATGATTTAACCATTTCTCCTATTAAATTTACCATTGGCAAAAATTCTTGAGTTCCCATCCACTCAGGATCAAATCGTGTTTCTTGTTTAACATTGCCCGCTAAGTGAGGTGCGTGATCAAATTCTTTTGAATATTTTTTATCTTTAAACATTTTAGAAGCTTTATCATCCATCAGTTTAACTAAACTGTCTGGCATTTTTCCTTTAATAATAGTAGGTCCAAAAGGTCTAATGGCTTCAAAGTGTAAGATTTCCTCTTTCTTTTTCATAGTATGCCTTTCTTATACATAATTTCTATTGTCATATAGCAATATTTTGCTTATAAATATACAATTAAATAGGCTTACAATCAAGGCCAGCCTCCCTTGCATTTTTTTAAACAATATCATGAATTGCTAAGGAGAACATGTTAAAATTACTTAAAAGTGTTAAAAATAGAATACACAAAGGAATACGAGATATAGGGAGCGGTGCTAAGGATATTGCCCGTAATAACCCTGAAGCATTAGCTCTTGCCGCTTTTATAGGCATGGGTGGATTACCCGGCGGAAAACCTTTTCTCGGAGGAAATATCGGATTACCTAGTTTTTTACAAAAAGGAAGCACCATAAGAGATCTTATAGGTAACATTTCTGGTCAATCTTCAACTACACTACCAGGTACAAGTGGAATTATTCCAGGATCTGGAATTTTAGGTCTTGGAGAAAAAGCAGGAAAATTTTTAGGTAAGGAAGGTATTGTTAGTTTAATTACTTCTTATTTAGCTAAAAAACAATTTGATGAAGAAGCTGAAGCAGCAAGATTAGAAAAGGAAGAAGCCCTTAGAAGAGCTAATCTAGTTAGTGATAGCTTTGGAAGCCCCTTCGGAGGAAGTCCTTTCCTTGAAGGTAAAGTTGAAGATTTAGTCTATGATCCTGAAACAGGAAAAACATACGATTATTATGATGATGAAACCGAAACGTTTAAAAATTACCAAGTAGATGATGAAGGAAGAGTTATCTCTAATGCTCAAGGAGGTATTGCTCAATTAAATGTAGGAGGAAATCCACGTAATAGAATGTCTTTTAGATTGCCAGTAAGACGGGCTTATGGTGGTAATATGAATGGAAGTTCAGGAATTAATCCACAAATATTTGATCCACGAATGAGTGGTAAACAAATGATGAAACAAATAGAAAATAATCCTGGTATAACAGAATTTTTTCCTCCTAAATTTGGAATGATTGAAGGACCAGGCGGTCCGAAAGATGATAAAATTCCAGCAATGTTAAGTGATGGCGAATTTGTTATGACAGCTAAAGCTGTTGATAATGCAGGAGGACCAAAAGCAATGTATGGTTTAATGAACGCATTAGATCCTGAATCATCTAAAGGAAGGGGAATAGTATAATGGCTGTTTCATATAGTATGATGAATCCTCCTCCGTGGCTTGAAGCATTTCAGCGTAATCAACTTCAAGCAGGATTTGATTTAACTAAACAAGCATCTCCAGCAGGAGTTCCAGCTCAAACAATTACTGGTTTTCAACCTCTTCAAACAGGAGCTATATCTGGCATTGCTGGTTTATACGGTATTGATCCAACCACAGGATTACCTACGGGAACAGGCGCTGATTATGATCCTTATTTTACAGAGGCACAACAACAAATTACAGGAGCGTTAGGAGATGTGGGTACAGGTCAAACTACAACCGCTATGGGTATTCCTTCACTTCAAGCAGCTCAAGGACAATATGATCCTTCAACGAGTAACTATCAACAATTTTTTAATCAGTATCAAGCAGATGTTACGAAGGAAGCTCTTAAACAAATAGATGAGCAAGCGGCTCTTCAACGTAATCAACTTCAAGATCAAGCACAACAAGCAGGTGCTTTCGGTGGATCTCGAATGGGCGTTCAAGAAGCAGAATTAGATAAAAATATTCTTGATATTAAATCACGTCGTATTTTTCAGGATCTGGCACAAAACTTTCAACAAGCACAAGACAAAGCTATTGGCACTTATGAATCAGCTGCTGGTAGACGTCTTCAAGCTGCTCCTTTATTTGGACAACTTGGAGGAGCTCAAGCAGGATTAGGGGCTCAAAAAGCTCAATTAGGAGCTCAGGGGGCTCAATTAGGTGCACAACAATTTACAATGGGACAAGCTGGTCTAGGATCATTATTTGGATTAGGTCAAGCACAACAAGCACAACAACAACAACTTGAAAATGAAAAATTTAGATTACAAACGGAACGACAACAAGAACCATATAAACGATTAGGATTTATGGGAGATATAATTCAAGGCGTTCCATCTTATCAATCAACAATGACTATGAAACCATCACCATACACTAATCCTTTACTGGGAGCGTTGGGAGCTGGTTTAGGAACATACGGTATTTTATCTGGAGCAGAGGGTGCGGGATCAGCGTTCGGATTAGGATCAATTTAGGAGGTTGAATGGCAGAAAAAGACGTTAATATTTTTGATTATGACCAAATGGATTTTGGTTTTCCAGAGCAACCTACATTAGAAGATACAGATCCACGATCTTATTTTCAAGATCTTCTTATTACTGATGAAGATTCTTATTTAAAAAAATATGGTACTCCGAGTTTAACAGACGAACAAATTGATTCTTTATACGCACCTAGTGATTTTAGCGGACAAAAAAAATTAGCTTTAGCACAATTTGGTTTTGGTTTAATGCGCCCAACAGAAGAAGGACGTATTGGCGCTTCTTTAGCGGATGCTGGACAACAATTAGCCGGTAATCTTAGTAAAATTACAGCGGCGCAACGCCAGGAACAAAAAGCCAATCAACAAGGAAAAATTACTGCCAAACTTCAAAGAGAAGCCACTGAGCTGGGCAACCGTAAAGCTATTTTTGATGCTAACAGGCAAGTGGAAACAACAGTTGCCACTAATATGTTGCAAAAAAATATTACAAAAAATGAAGCGATGATGGATGCTTATAACAAACAATTTTCCGCTGCTCAAAAAGCTAAAACAGATTATGTGTTAGACTTACGTAAACCAAAGAAAGGACAATTTCGTTTACCTTTAGCGGATGGAACGGGGTATGACGATCCTTTTGTAGGATACACTGTTCTTACTCCAGACGGTCCTCAGTTTTATAGACCCACTGGTGAATTAAATGAAAGTGGATTACCTCAAATGGAATTAATAGAAAATCCCGCGGGCATTCAAGAAATGACAACAGCGATGACAGGCACTCCAGATGATTATAATCAAATGGGAAGTGTGTCTCAAATTCTTGATATAAAGAATCAAATTGATACTTATGATAAAAATATTATGTATCTAAGCGATCTTCGTCAATCAGTGGGAACTAATAAAATGCGTGCTGGTTTTCTTGCAGGACTAAAACTTAAAGGACAGGACTTTGCTCAAATTATATCCGACGCTACAGGAATAGGAATAGGAAAACAATATGACGATCAATTTGCTGGGGGATATGAATTTACAACGGGACCAATGGCAGGACAAAAGATAGCGAAAGGCACTAAATTTCAACCTATTCACACTACTATTGAAGCATTTTTATCTCAACCTGATAAAGTGCAAAACTACTTAGATGAAGGGTTAATTACTCAAGAAGACGTTGATAATATGAAAAAATTAACGGGATCTTTTGATATAATGGCTGCCGAAGGCGAAGCGTTAAAAAAATCCGATGGTTTTGGTGCAGGAGGACAAGTTCAGTACGGACAAAAAGCAATGTTTGCTGATGGCTTGCATGAAATTTTTGAAAGTCCAGACGAACAAGAGAAAATTGCACAAAAACTGGGATGGTATGACACTGATTTACCTCTTAACCAAGCAAGAGCCAATGCTATTATTTATGCAATTGCAAGAGCCCGTAAATCATCAGGACGATTAAACTTAGATGACATTCAACGTGCAGCGCAAGATTTAAATTTATATGGGTTTACTTCAAGTGTGGCTGTTATAGAAAAATTACAATTTTTAGAAGATGACTTGAGGTTGTCTCGTCAAGCAGCTCTTAATAGTTTTAGTGTTATTCCTCAATTTAAATTAGTATATGATAATTTAATTAAAATGGGATACGCTACGGTAGATTTTGATAGACTAAGAGGGGACATAGAAAAAACTAAAGGAGGGGTTACACCAACACTTCCTGTCTTTGAGGTTATGGAAGATGGTTCTGTAAGAATGAAGGGAGAGTAAAATGGCTAAAACAAGGGTCGTTGTAGATTTATCACAATTTGGAATTAAAGGAGTTGGTAATATTACCGTTGAAGGAGTAGAAGAAGTAGTCAATGGTATGGGCATTGATAAGTTTGGTCAACGCAGTGAAGAAGAAAGAGAGCAATTAAGACAAATTTTAGAGACGATTAATAAACAAAATTTAACTCTACAAAACATGCCTAGTAATATTCAAGCCGATCTTGAAATGTACGATAAAAAAATTAAAGCTATTGAAAAGAGAATTCAAGATCCCGTTGGAAGTTATTTACAGCAAGTAAAAGAAGAAGCAGAAGCAGGCCCTGGACTAGGCGACGCCTTGACTGCGGCAACACAATTTAATATTCCCAGAACTTATGAAGGCGTTATAAATTATGCTCAAAAAAAACTTATTCCCGACCAGCCAAAACAAAGAATGGGAGACTTGGCTGTTATTGGCTCCGATATAGCGAGCTTTATGTTGTTAAGAAAAAATAATTTAGCCAAGAGTCGTATTGATAACGCTTTACTATCCAATGCTGTTAAAGATAATCCAGCCGCCGCAGCTGGTGTGATTTTAGGAGCTAATGTGTGGGCTCGAGGAGCAAGTAATGAAGCTTATAATCTTATGAACGATTTTGCTCGTTATATGAATGACATTCCTGATCCCGAACAAGCAATGAAAAACAATGAACAATTACGTGACTTAACGGAAATGTATAATGAATTATTATGGTCAGGTGGCGCTGTAGGGCTATCCAATATATACCCTTACATTAAACATGCATGGGGTAAAAAACTTTTAGGAGTTACCGAAGAATCAAAAAAAATGATGAAAGACGCTTCTCGAATGGGTGTTCCTATGAATGTCTTTACGGTCAGTGATGCTGCTGTTGTCAAAGGTGCTGGTAAAGTTGTTGGTTTATTTCCTTTTGTTGCGACAAAAGCAAGACAAGCCCAAAATGCGCAACAAATAGCCATTGCTAATTCTGTTAATAAAACTTTAAATGATTTATCTCCAATTAATTTATTAGCTGAAGCGGGTCTTTTAGCAGACCAGGGATTTAGAGAATCAGTATCAAGTTTAGCAACATCAAAAGCTTTATTTTATGAGAGTGCAATGGAAGTTACAGACACGTTACTTAAAAATGAAAAATTTATTCCTACACAACACATTAAAGAAACAGCAGCCAAACTATCTCAACGTTTAGGTAAGGATGTTTCACAAATAAAACTGGATTATATAAAACCGGGAGGAGGATATGCAGAAACTATTGAATTAGATGAGTTGTTATCTCAAGTAAAAACAATGGAACAAGGTCAAGCTTTAAATGATATTTTACCAGGATTGCAATTTTTAAAAGATGATTATCTTAGTGGACGACAATTTTTAAAATTACAAAGTGCTTTAAATGATATTTTACGTTCTGGTGAAAAATTAGACTTAGGTGCACCAACAATGCAAAGGGTAAAAAACTTTACAACAGCAATGACTACAACCATTAATGATTTTGATAATTTTAAAAAACTTGAGGATCCAGCAAAGGAACAATTTAAAGGTCTTTTTGTTAATAAATTTAATGCGTCCAACAGATTTATGATGGAACATGAAGATATGCTTAGACAACGGGCAGCGCAAATAATTTCTCTGGTTGATCCAAATGCTACAAAGGTTGGAGCCGAACAGGCGTATGGTTTTTCTACACCGGACATGTTAGCAGAAATGCTTCTTGATTCTCGTTCAATGAAAGCACCCGTTGCTATTAGAGAAATGAGAGAAGCCTTGGGAACAACAGAAGTGGTTATAGACGGCGTAAAACAAACAATAGATGTGTTTGACGCAGTTGCCAACTCTATTTTAGATGACAAAATTAGAGGAGCAACAAGATACATAAGTGGTCAGGTACCAACAGGCGGAAATCTTATAGGAGGATCTCAAAAAAGAGGTATGTTAGATACACTAAAAGCAACTGCAAATATTATTCCGGGTGTTAATATAGGAAGTAAGGAAGCAGCTACAGAATTTGGTGTAACAGCAACAAAAAACTTTAACATTCCTATTATGGATATTGACAAAATGAAAAATATTTTTGGAATGACAGACCCTAATAAAGCTCTGGGAATGCAAGAAATATTAGGAATGGAAAGATGGAAAAAAATGCGAGACGTTTTAGATCTTGCTGAAGGCGTTCAACAAACTAATTTTGGCGATGTTTCTGAATTTGTTAAACGTCGTGGTTTCTTAGGTGGTGCTAATGCTATTACTAATTTAGTGACTGGTGGTGCAATCTTGTCTAATCCTTTTGCTAGTATAGGTTTAATGGCAATGGCTCGTTATGGAATGAGCACTTTAGCGGATCCTAAATTTTTAGACGGGGTTGCCACGTTAATGAATCCTGATATTAAAACGCTTGCTAAAAGAAACGCTATGATAACTTTAGGACGTATGTACTGGGATGATGAAAGATCAGAACAAATAGACAATCTTCCTCCAGAACTTATTGAAGATTTTGATGGAGGTAATCCAATGGATGTTCTTCAATATTTACTTTTTAGTCAAAATCAAAATTTATTTCCTGGAAGTGAAAGAATGCATATTGAAACCGACGCAAACGGATATGCCACAGGCGTAGAGATTACTAAAACTGATTCTCAACCTGTTTTTAGTGAAGATGGTCAAGAAGTAGGTATGAAAGGTCAAATAGATCAAGTAGAAGAACAAAACATAACACAAAACCCGGTTTCTGAAACAACCGCAGATCCTTTCTTAGATGTAGATTTTCAATCTATGAATGAGGTAGTTCCAGCGGCTGGTGCAGTGCCTTCACAAACTTTAACACAAGAACAACGAATTGCTTTGGCAGGGGGAGATTTAGATGAAGCTATTGCTATGGGAAATAGGAGAGTGTAATGCCACGCGGTGATAATTTTGCTAAATATCAACAAGACAAATTTAAAAAAAGTGTAGCTAAAGCTAGAGCTCGAGGTATTGATACACGCACAACTAAACAAAAAGAACGTAATTGGAAAAAAGAAGCAGAAGACCGAGCATCCAGAGCGGGTGCAGGTGATGGAGATAGATCACAAGCCCTACAACGAGCAGCACTACAACCTACTGTTGATAAATACGAATTTTTATCTGATCAAGATCGTCGTCGAAGAGAAATGGAAGAAGCTTTTAGAACAGGAAAAAATGTAAGAAAATCAGATTTTACGGGATATACAGACGGTTTGTTTGGATTAAGAATAGGTGATTTTAAAGATACAGGTAGACCTAAATTAAGAGAAGGTCTGTCATCTGCAGACTATGCTGATTATATGAGAGGATTATATGATCTTAACCCACAAATGATGCAACAGATTTTTCCTGTGGGAAGTGGAAAAGTTGCAAGACAAATATTTACTCCTACTCCTTTTAAAATGTTAGGTCAAATGGGAGTTGATGTAGGTTCAAAAATAGGAGAAGGTTTAAGAAGTTTATTACCTGAAGATTTAGTAAAACTTCCTTCTCGAGTTATGACTGATGTAAAATCAGCGGGAACGGATTTTTCTAATTTTTTAAAAAAATTTGGAAGTAACACTGACGCATCTATTGCCGAAATTAATGAAGAAAGTGAAATGACTCCTAACGAATTAATGAATAAAGTGATTGCCGATCAAGAAGAAAGAAGCCGAGTTTCAGGTCTTCCTAATCTTATACCTGGACCAACAATAGAACCTGTTACAATGATGGGGGATTTACCGCCACTACCAGTAAATGTTTCGGAAACAGCTTATGATCCATCATTCGACAAACGTGTGCAAACATCAAGAGATCAGCAAGAACAAGCTTATCAAGATGAACGATTGGATAATTTATTAGTTGATTTAGGTCTTGTAGGGGGAAAACCTATTGAACAACAACAAAAAACGCAGGTTGAAACAATAACACCCCAAGAAGATATTTTTACAACAGAAGACGTAATTACGGGACTTGCTCCAGACGAACTGTTGCCTTTAAATACTTCAGCAGATTTTGATACAGGAATAAATACACCAAAAGGACAAGAAGCGTTAAAAATTTTAAACAGTTTAAATAAAGCTGGTGGAGGTTATGCACAAATGTCTACCTATGAAAAATTAAAAGCAATGGCGGATAGTTATGGAGACTAATGTGAGAAATATTATCTGGTTGGGATTAATTTTAGTAAGCGCGGGCATAACTTACGGAATGATGTCACAAAGATTACAAGCAGTTGAATCAAAACAACAACAACTAGAATTAATAATACTCCAAGATATACCAGAAATAAAAGAAAGAGTGATAAGACTTGAGGTATTACTCGAACAAGCATTAGCCAAATAAAATCTTTTTGGGATCTTCTCCCATAACTTGACTCGCTAAATCTATCTTCGCATTTAAAGATTTTACTATTTTTTCATCAATGGTGTGTTCTGCCATTAAATCTACGTAGGTAACTTTACTTGTTTGTCCTATGCGATGAGCTCTGTCTTCCGACTGCATTCTTACTTCTAAACTGTAGTCATTTGAAAAATACACAACAGTGTGAGAAGAAGTAAGAGTAAGACCATAACCTCCTGTTTTGGGATTTCCCACAAAGAACCGAAGATTTTCTCCAGGATCTTGAAAACGGTCAACAATATGCTGACGATCACTATCTTTCGTATCACCATAATAAGTAGAAACAGTTTCTTTACCATATATATCCCCTATTGCTTTCTCTATTGCTTGTATGTCGTGCCGATATACAGCCCATATAATTACTTTTCCACTGGTTTCTTCTAAAACATTCAATAATTCGTGAATTCTGTTGTTTTTAATAGCCTTAATTTCGCCATCATCCGTTTTCACATGCCCACAGGTAATTTGATGGAGCCTAATTAATTGTGTCAACACCGTGGCAGCTGTCATCATTTTATTATCTTCCAAGAATGTCAAAGCAGATTTTTTCATTTCCACATAAGCTTTAAGCTGTTCAGGAGTCATAGACACATTTCTTTTCATATAAAGTTTTTCAGGTAAATCTAAACACTCACTTTTTAAAACTCGGGTAGAAAATTTTTTTATTTTTTCCTGTAATTCATCCAAACGTTGATATTTAACAATGTGTTGAAAAGAATGAGTGCCTACCGATCGTTGTACCACTACGGCATACCTGGCACGAAAACTGTAATAGCTTTGCTGATCAATTAGCCAAGGATCAAGAAATTGTATTTGAGAAAATAAATCTAAAGGTGATTTAGTAACAGGAGAACCTGTCATAATCCTTCTGTATTTAGATAAATTACTAAGTTTAATTATGTTTTTTGTCCGTTGCGCAGCGTGATTTTTAATAGTAGTAGATTCATCAACCACGCACATTGCCTGATTGCGTAGAAGAAAACTTCTGGCGAAATCCCGACCACGAACCGTGGACAACGCCTCAACATTCATAATAAGAATAGTTAAATCATCCGCAAATATAGATAATTGTTCTAATTCTTTTTTTTCTTCTTTTTTAGGAGAAGCAGACCAAATACCTACCCTGTAAGTAATGTGATCAACCATATGAGTTTTTAGTTCGTTGCGCCAATTACGTTTAATGCCATTTGGTACTATTATTAAAGCCGAATTAATTTTTCCCTTATCATATAAGATAGCCATATTATCAATGCATACCTTTGTTTTTCCTGTACCCATTTCCATAAATAAAGCCCATACTTCTTTATTCCAGCTTTCATTCAAAGCATCTAATTGGTGTTGAAAAGGCTTAGTTTTAAATCTATAATCCATGATAACTTTCTAAATATGTAATATAAAGGTTGCATTAATAACTCACAAGGATTAAAGGAGCAAGTAGAAAGATGGAATTAGATAAAAAAGAAAAAAAACCCACGGTTTTTTTAGTGCAGGAAAATCCATACGTTAATGTATTAAGCGCTGAAGAATATGGAAAAATAGAAATTTTATTTGAAAGTGGTCAACAAATTATGTTTAGTCCACAGCCTGCTATTAAAAAGCTTCGCAGAAAACTAAGGGATTTTGATGATAATGACTATCTTTTAATGATGGGCGATCCAGCTGCAATGGGTATTGCATGTTGTATTGCTTCTGATATGAATAGAGGTAGATTTAAAATACTTAAATGGGATAAAGTCCAAAAAAGATATTATTCTGTTAGTGTTAATATAAATGAGAAAGGCGAAATAGATGAGCAAGATAAACTTTGAAGAAGATGTTGCTAATATAGATCAAACAGGTTTAGAATCAGTAGCAGAGTTACTAAGGGAACAATTAAAATTAGAAGAATTAATATCGTCTATGGAAGAGACGGTTAAAATAAATAAAGAACATCTAAGAAAATTATCAGGAGAAACAATTCCTGAAAAAATGGCAGAATTAGGAATGACGTCAACCACAATGATGGACGGATCTAAAGTAGAGGTAGTTGAAGATATATATGTATCTATACCTAAGGATCCTCAAAAATCAAAAGCTTGTTATGAATGGCTAGAAGACAACGGTTTAGGAGACATTATTAAAAATAGTGTCGGTATAAGTTTCGGTAAGGGAGAAGGCAATAAAGCAAAACATCTGCAAGAGACAATTAAAGAGATGGGCCTTATTCCTGAAGTAAAAGTTTCAGTGCATCCTTCAACACTGAAAGCAACCGTAAAAAAGTTGCATGAGGAAGGAAAATTATCTGTCCCAGACAATACATTTAGTTTGTTTATCGGACAGAAGACTAAAATAACCAAGAAAAAATAAGGAGTAAATATGGCAAACGCTGTAAAGAAAAAAGACGAAAATAACGTAGCTACTTTTGATCCTAGTATCTTTGAAAAAGATGCTAATCAAGGATTGAGTAATCTGGGTATGGACGATCTTGCAATTCCTTTTCTTCGTATACTGAGTGATACATCACCACAGATAAAGAAAAGGGATCCTCTGTATATAGAGGGAGCGGAAAGTGGAATGATCTACAATACGCTAACAAAAGATATATTTGATGGAGAGGTAGGGGTTAAAGTAATTCCTTGTGCCTACCAACGTCAATATATTGAGTGGGCTGATAGAGGCGAGGGCAGTGGTGCTCCCGTTAATATTTATCCCGCTGAAAGTGATATACTTTCTAAAACAACACGTGATGATCAAAAAAAGGATAGGTTGGCAAACGGTAACTATATTGAAGATACCGCTAATCATTATTGTTTAGTTATAGATAATGAGGGCACAACTTCTCAAGTTTTGATTGCAATGAAAAGCACTCAACGTAAGAAATCTAAAAGATGGAATTCTTTAATGCTGGGTCTTAAAATGAAAGGGGTTAATGGATTATTTACTCCTCCTTCATATTCTCACGTGTATCTTCTAAAAACGATTGCAGAATCAAATAATTTAGGAGAATGGTTTGGTTGGGATATTACACGAGTAGGTCCTGTGGAAAATGTGGATACTTATACTCACGCTAAAGCTTTTGCTGAAAGCGTAGCTAAAGGTGAAGTAAAAGTAAAACATGAAGATGAAGATCTTGACAGTGGCGTAAAAAGCGCCTACTAGACAAAAATTAGAGAGGCGATAGATTTCCTCCGTCGCCTCTCAACCAGGTATGAGAAATTATGAACGAAAGAACGAAAGAATTTATACGTATCTTTAGTGGATTAACTAGAGCATATGGACAAACACAAAGCCGATCTAAAAACGAATCAGGCAAGCTTGAAGGAAAATCGTGGATTGTTCCAGAGCAATTAACTGAGGATAAATGGCTTAATCATTTAGAGGGTAAAGAACCTTCTTTAGGTATTATTCCTATTGATGAAAAAAATCAATGCACCTGGGGTGCCATTGACGTTGATACTTATGATGGTTTTGATCATAAGAAATTAATTAAAACAATTGTCGAAAAGAAATTACCATTGGTGGTATGTTGCTCAAAAAGTGGCGGCGCTCATATATATTTATTTGTATCAGAGCCAGTGCGTGCCAAAGATATGCAAATAAAATTAAAAGAGATAGCTGTATTTTTAGGTTTTGGTGAGAGTGAGATATTTCCAAAGCAAATTGAATTGAGCTCAAAAGGAACAGGTAACTTTTTAAACTTGCCGTATAATCATCCAGAGTATCCTGGACGTTTTGCATACGACGATGAAGGTAATTCATTATTAGAGTTAGATAAGTTTATAGAACATTATAAACAAAAAGTCGTATCGAATTTAAGCAATGTGATTATCGAAAAACCTGTTAGTGAAAAAAAGAATGATGATTTTAAAGGAGCTCCTCCGTGTTTAATTACACTGGCTTCACAAGGATTTGCTGAAGGCTCACGGAACGAATGTATGTTCCAGTTAGGAATTTATTTACGAGAAAGATTTCCTAATGATTTAGAAAAAAAGATGGATGAATATAACACCAAATATTTTAGTCCTCCTTTACCAAGCAGAGAAGTTCAAACAATTTTTAAACAAGTGGAAGATAAAAAATATTTTTATCGTTGTGAGCTGCCTGTCTTTAAAAGTGTATGTGAAAAAATAAAATGTCAAACACGAAAGTACGGAATAGGAAACTCTGCGGAACACGAAATAACCAACTTAAAGAAATGGGAATCAGATAATCCTGTATATGAAGTAACACATAACGGGAAGGTTATTATTTTGTCTGTAGATCAATTACATTCTCACAGTGAATACCGTAAAGCCTGTATAGCGCAAGCGAATGAAAGCCCACGGCCCATTGCTCCTGCGATATGGGCTGATATGGTTGATAATTTATTAAAAAATATGCACGAAGATGATTTTATTCAATTACCTACCGAAGTTACAGCTAAAGGACAATTTCTTAATCAATTACAAATTTTTATTCAAAACAACAGTGGAGCAAAGGACAGACAGGATATTTTACAAGGAATGGTATTTGAACATGAAAAAGGATACTTCTTTTTTAAGCCACAATCTTTAAGAGATTTTTTAAAAACAAAACGTTTTACAAAGCTTACCGATTCTGCTCAATATAAAATGTTTGAAGAGTTTGGTGGTGGAACGGCTAAATTTAAAGTGAATAATACTTCTGAGCATTGTTGGAAGATTCCAACTAATATTTTAGATTCAGATTATATTTTAAAATCAAAAGACTTTACCGAAGAGGAACCTTATTAATGTTAAATCATTTAGATTTATTTAGCGGGATCGGTGGCTTCAGTCTGGGAATGGAAGCCACAAAACGTATTAAAACAGTAGCTTTTTGTGATATAGATAAGTTTTGCAAAAAAGTATTAAACAAACACTGGCCGACTGTACCAGTATATAATGATATAAAGGAGCTAACATATGAAAAACTCAAAACAGATGGAATTGGACCTATCGACATCCTTACCTGTGGCTACCCTTGCCAACCATTTAGCAACGCCGGACTTAAGAAAGGTGAAAAAGATCCGAGACACCTCTGGCCAGATTGTTTTAGGCTTATCAAAGAATGTCGGCCTTCTGTCATTGTGGGAGAAAACGTTAGTGGACACATTAAACTCGGTCTTGACTCCGTTATCTCGGACCTGGAGAGTCAAGGTTACGGAACAAGGACATTTAGTGTTTCAGCTGCTAGCGTCGGCGCCCCGCACAAAAGAGAACGCGTCTGGGTATTGGCTTACTCCGAGCGCAACCACAATTTCAACAAGAAGCAAAGAATCGATGGAGAAGAGAAAAAAATACCGAGAGAGCATAGGGAGGAAAACAGCACCTCCAGGCAATCTAGCGGAACAAGTTCAATACGGGAAACCGGTAGTGAATATGTGGCCAACACCGAGAGCATCAGCAGCGATGGCAGAGAAGATAGAAAATATTCAAAAGAGAGGGACACAAAGGGGGAAGTTGGAGGAGTCAGTAGCAATGTGGCCAACACCGTCAGCGGGAATGCACAAACAGGATGTGAACGACAAGGGGAGGTACGCCAGAGACATTCAGGAAAAAGGATACCAGGTGATGCTTCCAGCTGCAGTGAAAATCCGTGGGAAGGATGGTGGGACCTTGAACCCAAATTGGGTCGAGTGGTTAATGGCGTTCCCAACCGGGTGGACAGACTTAAAGGATTAGGTAACAGCGTTGTTTCTCTTATTCCTTTTTTAATTGCTAAGAGCCTACTGGAGGTTATGGATGAATAGAAATATTGTCATCGGCCCTCCTGGCACTGGTAAGACAACTTTTTTAAAAAGTAAAGTAAATGAGTTAGTGCATAATAATATTTGTGCGCCTAATGAAATTGGATATTTTAGTTTTACAGTTAAGGCTGCAGAAGAAATTAGAGATCGGGTAGCTGAGGGAAGTGAATTAAGTAAAGATGAATTGAAAAAAGAATATCCTTATTTTTGTACATTACATTCGCTTGCTTACCGACAGCTCCAGTTAAAGCAGGGACAGATAATGGATGATCAAGACTACGCTGAGTTATCACGGCTCACGGGACACGAATATGTTAATAAAATGAAAAAAGGAAACGGCGTGGACATATCAATGCCGACAGCGAAGAGTGAATACCAAGACATTATTAATTTGGCTTACGCAAAGTTTCCAGAAGATGATGATCGCTTAACTAAAATATTTCGTGAAACAACACTCAACAACTACGGCGCACGGAACATGATTGAACAAATGGATGCAGACTTACGTAAATTTAAAAGAGACAGAGACAAGTATGAATACGTAGATTATTTTACACAATTTTTAAAAAGAAAAAATTCACCTAAATTAAAATATTTATTTATTGATGAAGCTCAGGACTTGTCCGTGCATCAATGGAAAGTCGTAGATATGATACAGGAAATTGCACAGCCAATTGAAACTTATGTAGCGGGTGATGATGATCAAGCTATCTTTCGTTGGGCTGGTGCAGACATAGAACATTTTATAGCTATGGCTAAGAATGATGATAATAATATTATCCCGTTGACACAATCTTATCGTATCCCAATTAGTGTTCACACTCTTGCTACAAAACTAGCACAGTCCATTTCTACAAGAATTGATAAAGAATATAAACCTCGTGATGAAGAAGGGATAAGAAAAGTCTTAAATATCAGACCTTTAAACAAAGGAATTAAGGAAGGAGATTGGTTAATTTTATGTCGCACACATGAAATTGTAAAGCAAGTATCCGAGTCTTTAGAAATGTATGGATGGTTATACAAACGGTATGGTCATTCTGTTATTAATTTTAAATACATAGAAGCCATTCGAGCTTGGACTAGTTTACAAAATGGGAAAAAAATTTCAGGAGATCATTGTCATACGTTGTATGAATATATGGACAGCACAAGAATTAGAAGAAATTATGGAACATTCAAAGGCCAGCCAGATGGAATGTATGATTTAGATTTGCTTATTGAAAAATATGGGTTAAGAGAGACTATAAAGTTAATAAGTACGAAAGAAATAAGTGTGAAGGATATTGCATGGTACGATATGATTAATGCAAAAGGCTTTAAGAATAG